CTGGGCTCCGAGTAACTGGTTTACCATACCGAGAGGGTATGGTCCCAGGAACAGGGGTGTTTGGTCGACGATGAAGGGACGCACAAGCCTCCCTTACGGGTCCTTACGGAATCCCGTGTGCCCTGTAGCCATTAAGCTACAGGGCCCCACCCGCTCTTGATGTTGACGGAGACGGGACGTCCAGAACGTTCCAAGTGCTTCCCAACAGCCTCTTGCAGAGGGCTGTCTCGAGGGATGAGGATCTCTTCAAGTGCAGAGACCTCTCTCCGTTCGAGCAGTGAGAGACACTTCAGCAAGGCAGGCGCTCCATCCAGGTTTGAAACTGGAATGACGCTCTTGATCTTAACGCCCCTGACTAAGGGGCGATGAAGATCCGAACATAGCTTCTGAGGAGTTTCAACTCCGAGGAAACTATGTCTGCCTAGCAGCGGAGATGTCTCGTACACGTAAGGGAAGGGGATTAACCCTTCGATTACAGTGTCGAGGTATGCCGCAGTCTTCCACATACCAGCGTGATATAGCTGGTTGCGGGTAGAGACTGTGGATACAATCTCCGGAACATCCCTCCGTGACGTGGGTAGCATCTGACGAAGGCGAGTGACTCGAACGTCCTCACCATCGTAGAAATCCCCACCGCAAGACTCTCTGAACTTCCCTGTCCAGAAAGACTTGCCGAGGTTCACTAGAAGCCCAAAAGCTTCTAGGGACTCGATCACGGAACGCACGTGCTCAACGGGGACGATAATATCGTCACCGTAGCAGCGCACCTTACCTTGGAAGGATCTAACGTCTTCCAAGGTCAGGGTTCGCCCAAGGTCCTGCTCAATCCCGCAGAAGATGAGGGTGGTGAAAACCATAGCCTCAAACGGGAAAGTCAGGGCCGAGCCCATAGACGCGAACTTAGCCAGTGGTATTATACCATGGCCAAGCACATCAGCCTTTCGGGACCTACATGAATCCACTGCTGACGCAAGCCAGGAGTGATTTCGAAGCAGGCCTCGTACGTGCTGATTCGCGACTCTGTCGGACGCCTCTCGGAGATCGAGAGTGGCATAGGCTCCATTCCTAGAGCCCTGCCTAGCAAGGTGCTGATTAGGCACCTCGCTTGTCCATCCGATGAGGGACCAAGCGAGTCTATCTGCTTGGAGCTCCCTCTGTAGAATATCCAGGAGTCCCTGTTGCATGTATTGCATGCAGACAGGTTCAACTGCGATGATTCGTGGAGTCGTGAGTGTCTTAGGCACTGAGATGACCCTAACGGGTCTTTCAGCGCCAGGCTCGAGGTGTCGCACATGGTCGAGGTCTTTGAAATACCTCCAGTTGGCAGCAAGATACTCCCCATAAGGGAACACTTGTTCCAATCTGTCGGTCCACTCGTGTTGATCCCACTTCGCGTTTCCGCGGAGTCGGTCAGCGGTGGCACCGGGACCGTGCTTTGGGATGACCTCTCCATAGTAGATGCAAGCATCCACATGAGAGAAGACATTAGCCCAGAGCAGACGACCAATGCGATCGTAGCGATCCTCCAATCGAGGATCCACTTTCGCCAGGTTGTCATGTACTTGCCTCTCTGTCTCGACGTATGTCGCCATTGCGGCACGCTCCCGAGCTGGGGTGCAAGGAAGCGCTATCTTTGCGAACATCAGTGTGAACTGACGTATCGCCCAGATGGCCACAACTGACGGGTCGTCGAGTAGGCGGCCTGTTGTGCGATCGAACACAAGTTCGAAGAAACCTGAGAGTAATCTCGGGAGACTTCTCTTCTTCCCTGAGTAGGAAAGAAGACGAGGAACCACCGCACCTTCATCAAGACTTCTTTCGAAGTCTTTACCGAAGGCGGGGAGGGTTATCGTAAGAAACGATAACCCCTCATGTTCGATTCGCCCCAGGACAGTTTTGAGATCCTGGGTGGTGCTCGTGCAACACCATGTCCCCAAGTCATCGAGGACATGCTGCAAGAACTCGTTCAGGCCTCTCTGATCGGCGGCTTTCGCCTCCATCAGATACTCCGTTCCTCGCTGATGCGGGGTAGCGGAATCCCTAGCCTGGCCGAGTCGCTGGTAAATCGAAGACATGGAGGGGCCCTTACGGGCCCCTCCGTATCTCCTGACCCACCAAGGCAGCTTTTACACTGCCAATCTAGTGGATCAGCTCTCACCACCCAGAACCTGGGTGATCTTGGCACCAGTAGAGGCAGTCATCCACACCATCAAGGCGTCGATAACTTCCTTCTGCTGGGCCACCGTGTAGCCAACCTTGGGCACATCGAACACGACGTAAGCCGTGAGCGAGTACTCGGTGTTGACACCGGTCGCAAACGGGTCGGCAGCAACCTTTCGGTGCTCGACCCGCACGGTCCGACGCGTCCTCTTCCCGTAGGAAGAAGACACGGACATCCGGACCAGTCCATCGGCGCTTGTGAAAGCGCCGCTGTCCTGGCCGGACGCCGTTCGCGGAAGCGAAACGGGCGTGCCTGCGATAGTGAGAGACTGAGGGTCAGCGATGGCCATGCGGGAGTCCTTGACTTGGAAGAAGGGGTCGACGGATGTCGATCCCGGTTCCACACAGTCAAACCAGAACCTGACAAGGTTAGGTTCGCAGTGTGTTTGGCGTCTTGGTCATGCCAAGTGCAGCCAAGATAGCCCACTGTTTTCCGGAAAATCCGGAAGGGTTGAGGGCAAACCCGTAGGGCGTGGCTCGATGTCTCTCCTTAGACGTTGTCTTAAGGACTAGCGAGACATTGAACGGACGTGTAGGATCCAGAAAAGGTCCTAACGCCCTCTGTGACATAGGTTCTCACCACGGTAGATTCTACCATGAGATACCCGTATCGCAGCACGAGGCCGTCTTCCGAGAAGCGAGATATCTGGGACATGTTCGTCCCGATATTCGCGAACCAGTCAGACAACCAACTCCATGGAGCCAACTCCCATACGACCTCGGGTGTCAAGTCGAGGCCCAGAAGGTATTGAGCCTTCTGAACGGCGTTCCTATGCCTTCCCAGTTGACCTTCTGAGATCTCCTGGAAATGATAGGTGTAGGCGCCGCTGAACCAGATGTTCGTCTCACGACGATCAATCTGGATGGTGTTGGTTCCGGCACTGTTGATCGCTCCTGCAAGTACCGGTCCAAGTCCACTCGCGTAAAGCAGAGTAGACCCAGCCGCTTCTTGCTTGGTAACGTCAACAATGGGTGGAAATCGGTATTGCCTCCGGGTATTTCTCCCGGAGCCTCTCTCAGCTTGTTTCAACAGCTTATCGCTGTCGATAACAACCTGAGCCAGGGCTTTTACTTCGCTGACAAGGGGTTCCCAACCGAACTTGATATTAAGGTACTCACCGCCGAGCAAGCTGGCGATGTTGTCCCTCATTCCAAGTAAGGCGGCACCCACTGCTGCGGGAATTCCTTCCCGCACCAGTTCAGCTACACCCTGAGAGAGGTTTGCAATCGGA